CTATTTCTAAATCTTTATTTTTCATATCTCTCTTCAAAGACATTTCTTCTCTTTTCATATTCATCTTCTGAGCTTGATTTGCTCTATTATCATTTACTTTTTCTTGCTGAATGTTTATCGTTTCTTGATACTGTTCAGTTTTCTTAAGTTTTTCTAGATTATCTACAAAGTCTGATTCTTTATTTTCATTCAGATCTTGCATAGCTCCATAACCGGAAGCTCTAATTTCTGCAACCATAAGATCTTTTCTGCGTTCTTTCTCTGCTTCACGCTCTTTAGAATCAATTTCCATTTGTTTTTGTTTCTCTGCACTCTGCGCTGCTTGTTGTTGCATTTGTTGAGCCTGAGCCATTTCTTGTTGTTTCTCATCAGTAGCTTTCTGCTCAATACGTTTTAAAGTAGATGTAAGCGTACCTAAAGAGTCAGCTTGTATTATTTCACCTAAATCATAAATAGATGCACCAGTAGTGTTATTCTGAGCAGCCATTTGTTTCATTTGTTCTAATGCAGCTCTATGGTTAGCTTTAGTTGTACAATAAACATTAAGATCTCTAAGCATTAAATCTGTCCCGTTTATTTCAAAGTTTACTCTTTCATCAAGACTAGTCATATGTTGTAATCTTACAGAAGGTTTGGTTGAATGATACCATTGTGCTAAGTCAGTACGCATTTGATGAACTCTAGGCATTAAGTGATCTGAGTGTTGAACAAAATGCATTTCTGTTTGGGCATAAGATCCTGCAACAGCTTGTTCAACTCCTGTTGCTGTATTAGTTTGTCCTATTTGCTGACCAAGTCTTTGAGGGCTAACACCAACTACTTCAAAAGCTTGCTGTTTAAAAAACTGAGCTAATTGTATTCTAGACATTAGTCTTTGTGTTTGTGAAAGATCTAATTGCTGGAAATGCTGAAAGTTAAGTGCATTCTCTGTGTTAGTAATAGATGTATCAAGAGGAAGCATACTAAAGTCTTTCATAGCTACGTATGCTTTAGCCAAGTTTCCTTTGCCCCAATCTTCTCCAAGAGAATGTTTAGGTAATGTATTCTGGTCAAGCATTACAACAGTTCCAATTTCATCAACTAGTATATCACTAATTTGATTGTTTACCATGTTATAGCCAATTTGAAAAGGCTTCATACTATCTACTAAAGATTTAGATCTAGCATTCCTATCTGTAAATACTCTTCCTTCTACAGGAAGTTTACATCCATATAATGTATTATCACCTTTGAATTGAAATTTTAAAGGCTTTATATTGTTTTGATTTATACCTAAGTATATAGGATTTATACCTCCAGTGTTTTCTGCACCTAAAAATGTTGGAGCATTAGGGCCAATCTTAACACCACCCCAAACATGATTAATCCAAACCCATTCTATATGTTCACCAAATAATAAATTCTGTTTAGTTTTATTTTTAATCAAAGAAGTATTATATACTGCTTTATCAGTAATGTGATACTCTTCAGATACAATCTCAGAAGTAACTTCACCTACTTCATTAACTTTAGTAAGATGTCCTACCTTTCTTTGTGATTTCCAATATGCATGAGTAACTCGCAACATGGTAGGAGCACCATCAAAATGATAATCTTCACTTTCACCTAAAATCCATTCTACTATATCGCCACCATTTGAAACAAAATTATCTCGCATTGATGTTAACTGTCTATATTGTAAAGAAGGAGAACCAGTATTCCAATCATGTGATTTAGTAGCATCGTAATATGTACCGTCATTTTGCCATCCTGTAATAGAATAACCTGCCGCAGTTATTGGATAGTTTTGTTGTAATGAAGATAATTGACCTTCATTCATCAAATAACCAAACTTATCAATAACATCAGCTACTGAATACATTTCAGTTTTACCAACCCATGATCCTTCTGATATATACCTTCTGTCTGGAGACTTGTGATAAAAAGTTAATACGGGATTCCAAAGCTCTACATTGTAATCATCTTCAAGCATATTCATATGCCAAAATTCTCTATCTGCAATAAGCTTATCTCTAAAACCTCTTTCCTCTAGTTCGTCAAGCTTAAATCTTTCTTCATCGATTTTATATTGTTTTTGAGCCCACTTCTCTGCAATGACTTCATAATCTTTTGCATAAAAATCTTGTATCTCAGGAAGACTTCTTAAACTTTCAGGCTGCATTTTCTCTTGCATCATTTTTGCAATCTCAGGATCTTTAGGATCTGCACCAGCCTCAATCATTTGAGTAAGAAGCTTTGATTCAGCCATTTTAACTAAAACGCTTTCAATCTCTGATTTCTTATTCTCTATTATTTCATTATGAGTATATTCATCAACTGCTCTAAATGTTATTGTTTTATTCCTTTTTGCAAACTCTGCTGTTAATGTATCAACCACATTAGGTATGATGGGATAGAATTTTAGTTCAAGAGCATTGTCTTCAGAATCTTGAGATAACTGAGCAACAACATCTTTCATTTCATTATCCTCTTCTACAACGTAATCATTTCTATCTATAATACCATTAGCTAGTTTATAATTTTTCATTAGCCTTCTAGCATTTCTACGTATCTGTTTTAGACCGTTCCATTCTAGCCAATCCATGTTCCAAGCAGCCCATGAATCATCTTTTTCTTTATTAGATATAAACTGTAAGGGTTGACTTACACTCCAGAGTCTGTTCTTCTCTGCTTTTTTTCCTTTCTTGAGATCTAAGGCATTTAAAATTTTCATTAGCGTCTGCGTTTAAATGGAGAGCGTATTCTACCACTGTTTTTAAATGATTTATGTTTACCTAAATTACGAAATGCTCCACTCTTTAATTTATACAAATTTTGTGACTTATCCAAGTTTGAATATACCTCATTTTCAACTCTAAGAGGCTTATGGACATTTGATTGTTGAATTTTAACAAAAGCAATTAATGCTGCTAATGCTATTAAACGGTCAACATTGACTCCAGGCCTGTAAGCTTTCATTTCAATTAAAGCCATAGGATCTGGTAATCTTCTTATACCATAATACTTCTTTATTATAGTCCCATCTTCTTCTATATCTTCATCAACAACTTCTTTAAGCCATTCTATTAAGTGACTTAGAAGATTGGTTTTAAATATTGTTCCTGTGTTCTTCCAGCCAAATTCTTGATAAACATTTTTATTAGCTTGTGCTTCTTTTAAGAATAGCATTTGATTTTTAGGAACTAAGTAATTTTGTTTACGCTCTTTTATCATATACAAAATAAATAGAGAGATGTTATTCTCAACTATCGTCCATGCATTGTACCATTCTATTATTAAACGTAATCTTTTATGTGTTTCGTTTATATCATCAAATCTTCCGCACCAAGCTGCAACAATTTTATCGCCTTCAATAAAATTTTCTATTCCATCTTCTGTATAACGTTTAACTTCAGTAGCTGTCTTATATACATATATAGAACATAAAGATTCTGATGTAGTTGTCTTACCTTCAGATACAGGGTCAATTGACGCTAAGTATTGGCCCCATGCGGGATCTTTGTCTGGTCTTTCCCAAACAACTATACTCCCTGTTTTATCTTCTTGATTAAGTTTTATTGGAAATGTAGATATTGGTGCTTTATTAGTTTTTTTAATTGATATTTCACCATCTAACGTTTCATCAAGAGTTATTAATTCATATGGGTATTCTTTCTCTTCAATATTCCTAGTTTGACTCTCAACTAAATTTAATGGAAAAATAGATTCTTCCCTGGCCATTAAAGCTTCTTCTATATTTCTAGGATGCTGTGATATCCTTAGCTGATATAATTCAGGACGCAAATCTTTTTTCCATCTAGCAAATGTTTCATCTAAACTCTTAAGTGCATCTTCAACTAAAGAATTACCATTCTCATCAATATGAGGAGGCATGCCCCATTGTTCAGGTATAAACAATCCTGATTTACCGATGCTGCCTTTGTCATCTAATAAATCTGTATCTACTGCATATATTCCATTTTCTGTAGGATATCTTGTAAACTCTTCTAAAGGTTTGCAATCTTCTAATTTACCAACAGATCCAGCAGCTATAAACATTCCAGTTGTAATATCACCTGCTTGCATTGCAGGACGAACAAACTCAAAAGTTTTATCCATGTGAGGAGCAATACCGGCTTCTTCATAAAAGAAATATGTACAAGGACCACCAACACCTTTTGTAGCAGATTGCTCAAAAGACATACCCTGAATCATTCCTTTTAAACCAACTTCTTGTTTTCTTCCGTTTTGTGTTGTTTCAATTTTTTGCTGCCATGTTAATACTTTACTAGGATTCATAGGTCTATACCATCCCGTATTTGTATTTAAGAAAGCTTTATACTCATCTAAAAATTTCCATGACCCATTGATGTTTATGTAATCTTTAAGACTAGCACCTATTTTTAGTATGGGACCTTCTTCAAACCATATTTGATTTATAAATTTACCCATATGATAATATGATGATGCTATCTGACGTTTCTTTAAAATAGAAGCATGCTTATAATCTAATTCTGCCAAACATTCATATAAAGACATATGAAGTTGTACATCCCATACTAAAGGAAAATCAAACTTCTTTTTAATCTTATCATAGATAGGGAGGAAGTTAATCCACATGTAATAATCTCTTGGTAAATAAAAGACTCTTTTATTATTATGTATTATAACGCCCTTTCTACATTTTTCTTTTTCATGATCCCAATACTCAATAAAATCTTTACTCCTATATGTAGCCATACAGTAGATGTCATTATTTTTTCTAAAAGATCTAGCTTCTTGATTAAAAAGTTTTGAAGATTCGTCAAGATTGTATTTACCAGGTTCTTTAAAAGTACTTTTAACAAAATCGTAAAAGTCTTTCCGGCTGCTAAACTTGGTAGTAGACCAAAGTTCTTTAGCTTTTGGATTTCCGTATGTAGGAATATTATATTCAGAATTATTCTTCATTTATTGTTGTAAGTATTATTAACAAAGGCCCTAAATATAAAGTATGATCATTTATATCAAGGACTTCTTTTTCTTCATCCTGATTAATACCTATACCTTCGTTATTATATACTCTATATCCAAAAAGAATACACGGGCAAAACCCTATTGATAAAGTCCAATTTTTCATAATATTTATATTTGATCGTATCCTAATTCTTGCCCACCCCTAGCTCTAATATTCTGTTCATCATCTAGATCTTTAGCAACTCCTTTAAATGATTTTCTTATTGCATCATATTTTTCTGCAACTCTTAATAATGCTGTAATATTTCCGTCCCGTCCGCTAGTTACCGCAGTATCACGCATATAATCACTTAAATTATCCAACATTGTTTTTATTGAGTTATAAGATCTTAGAGTAGGAGTCTCATATAATAAAATTGCATTTTGTAAAGCTTCAATAATACAATCAGCTTCAACAGAGAAATCTATATCCAAATCTTTTATAATTACTTCTTCTTTTATAGACTCTGCTAAATTAGAATAAGGATTTTCTTTAGTTGGACAGCACATGTAAAATATGTATCCATAAACTTTCAAATAATTATCTGGAAAGTTAACCTTTATAGCTTTTAACCAATTAATCATATCGCAATGCTCTGTAGGCTTTACAACCTTTCCTTGTATTTCAAAAAGTTTAATCATGAAGTTAATTTTTTAAAATTCAATTTTAAATATTTAATAATTGTATTGACTTCTTTTTTTAAGTATGGTAACTCATATGGTACAACTTCTTTTATTAGAGGATCTCCAGCAGCATCTGTAGCCACTATAGGATATCCATATTCATCATGATCTTCTATTTCAAATTTAATATGATGTATTTCCAACTTACCTGGTTTTAAAGAATGATTATGCTTTAATATAATGTACATATAAATACTGAGCTGTAAAGCA